CGCTTACTACGAAACGCCGGATACCACAGCTAGAACAGCGACATTTACAACTACTGACGTCGGATCAGAGCCAGCGTCGGTCATTATGGAGTTTGCCGCAGCAGCAGGCGGCATTACCGGCACGGTAGCGAAGACTGAAGGCGCGGATACAGCGGTTGCAGCAGGCGCGATATTCAGTTACATCACTGGCACAACAGCAGTGACAGAGGGCGCCGATACAGCAGCAGCAGCTGGCGCCATCTTCAGCTACATAACAGGAACCACAGCCGTTACAGAAGGTGCTGATACGTGCGTAGCCAGCGGCACGATAAGTTCAGCAGGCAGCGTAACAGGCACGGCAGCGATCACAGAGCAAGCCGATACAATGGTTGGCACTGGCGCAGCATTTGGCTATATCACTGGCACTGCTGCAATCACTGAGGGCGCGGATACGTGCGTAGGAACGAACGGCGTAGCACCAGACTATTTCCCATTCCAACAAGTAGGCTTTTGGAATGCTGCAATCATCGCGGCAAGACTTGAAGAAACAAATTTAATAGAAGCTGAACTGCGCACATCCAACACCACAACAGACAAGCACATAAACTAATGACACCAGTACTAGAGCTAATCGAGTGGCGCGATATCGTTAGCCATTCCACTGGCTGGCTATCGCGCGAAGATATCTCACAGATGGAAACCTGGCCTATGTTCACAGTAGGCTATGTCATAGAAGAAACGGAAGACACGATCAAAGTAGTATCCACGCATTCACACCCCAAGCACGACGATATTACTTATGGACACGACACAATCATACCAAAGGGCGCCGTTACCAGGCGCAAAATCTTACGCAAACGATGGTGGTTATAAATGAGCAATGGGCCTAGGAACTGTGTAACGAAGCTGCTAGATGCAGTAACGGCGACGACTGAAAGCACGGTATATGGCGGTAAGGGTTCTCGCGTATTCCAGATCCTTATCACTGGCACGGCCACAGTGCAAATGCAGGCGTCAGTAGACAACACTAATTGGGTTAGTTTGGGCGCTGCTATCACAGCCAGTGGTGGTTATGAGTCTGAGGCGCCGTGGCCATACATGCGCGCTACTGTATCGTCTTACACAAATGGCGCGGTTACTGTTTGGGTAGCTGATTAATGGTCACCAAAAAGACACCAGCAAAGCGCAAAGTAAAGGCCCGCAAGGTCGAAGCGCACGCTGGCGCCCAGGCGCTAGTAGGCCACGATGAGACTGAGAAACGCCAGAACGCCGACGCTAACGTAAAGATAGGCGAAGTGATAGCGACACTTGAAGCGATGGGTTACGACCCAGTTAAGAAGCTTGTCGAAGCACGCAACGGTCACAACCTAAACGAATTCCAGAAGGTAGCCATCGACAAGGAACTAATGAAGTACGTACACGCGCAGAAGAAGGCTGTTGATTTAACCGCGCAGGTAGATGGAACCATAACCGTGCAAGTGTCTGAGGTTGAAGACGATCTTTAAATGGACAAAGAAACAGGAAGAACTGTTAAAAGTACTTGCAAGCGATGCAACGCATTGCGCGGCTCGTGGTGGATCACGAAGCGGCAAGACCTTTGCGTTTGTTGCTGCGATTGTCACGCGCGCATTAAAGGCTCCAGGGAGCAGACACGCGGTATTGCGATACCGATTTAACGCAGTTAAAAGTGCCATTATCTTCGATACGTTTCCCAAGGTAATGCAAACGCGGTTCCCTGACATTAAGTACAAATTAGACAAATCTAACTGGTTCACCGAGCTCCCTAACGGCGCACAAATATGGTTTGGTGGCCTGGATGACAAGGAACGAACCGAGAAAATCCTAGGCCAAGAATACGCGACCATCTTCCTTAACGAGTGTTCGCAGATACCCTGGAACTCTCGAAACATCGCAGTAACACGACTTGCGCAGAACGTTATGAGCGCGCATAGAGATGGGGAGCGGCCACTACCGCTGAAACTCTACTACGACTATAACCCACCATCTAAAGCGCACTGGACGTATCAGATATTCGAAGCGAAACGTGACCCTGATACCAAGCAGGTACTACCGGAACCTGGTAACTTTCAAGCGGTTAAGATTAACCCGAAAGATAACGAAGAAAATCTACCAAAAGAATACATCAAGATGCTGGCGCAGCTGCCAGCACGGCAGCGCAAACGCTTCCTTGATGGTGAATACGCAGACGCTAACGATAGCGCGCTGTGGACTATCGAGAGCATAGAGAAGGCGCGCGAAACCACGCTACCAGACCTTACTCGCGTAGTAGTGGCAGTTGACCCAAGCGGCGCAGATGACGACCCAGATACCAACAATGATGAGATTGGTATCGTAGTCGCCGCAATGACCATAGAAGGCTTCGCTGTAGTGCTTTACGACTACACTATGAAAGGCTCGCCAGGCAAGTGGGGCAAAGTGGTAGCAGATACTTTCGACAACGTGAGCGCAGACCTTGTAATCGGCGAGATTAACTACGGCGGCGCGATGGTAGAACACGTTATTCAGACCGCGCGACCAGATACGCCATTCAAAGCAATCACAGCAAGCCGAGGCAAGCACGTACGCGCAGAACCGATAGCAGCGCTATTTGAGACTGGCAAAGCACGACTAGGTGGCACGTTTCCAGAACTTGAAGATGAGATGTGCGCAATGGCCACACACGGATATACAGGCCCGCGTAGCCCAAACCGATTAGATGCGATGGTGTTCGCCTTAACTGAACTATTTCCACAGCTGGCAAGTAAGCCGGTGAGTAAACTTGAACGTAAACCGCTACCGCGCCTGATTCATGGCGGCGCCGGATGGATGGCTAATTAATGAAGATTGAAGATATCAAAGACGAATTTAAAGCTATCGAAGAACAAGAAGCTTTAAATCGTGAGCGACAATTAGAAGATATCCGATTTGGTATGGCTGATGATCAATGGCCAGAAGAACTGCGTCGTTTACGTGAGAACGATGGCGACGGCGCACGTCCGTGCTTAACCATTAACAAGATCCAGATACACGCCAAGCAAATCACTAACAACATGCGACAGAACCGCAGCAGCATACGTGTACTGCCGCAGGATGACAACGCAGACGTTGAGACTGCCGAGATTATGCAGGGAATGGTGCGCCATATAGAGCATGTATCGCGTGCAAGCATGGCTTACGATATTGCAGCCGAGTACCAGATTATGGGCGGTATTGGCTATTTTAGAATAGACACTGAAGTAGTTGACCCGCTATACAACTACCAGGAAATACTTATCAAGCCAGTTCGTAATCCTTTCGCAGTCTATTTTGACCCGTGGTGTGATGACCTAGCGGGCGCTGACGCAAGGCGCGCATTCCAAACAGATCACATGAGCGAAGATGAATTTGCGCGCATGTTTCCTAATGCTGAACCGTTCGACTGGAACGAAGCAGGACGCGGCGATGGCTGGACTACGCGCGACCGTATTCGAGTAGCGGAACACTGGTGGCTAGAAGAAGAAACTGTCAAATACCTATTCGTGCAGCCACGGCAGAATGACCCGCTAGCAATGCCTGAAGACCCAAAACCAATGCTAGCCAGCGACTACCGCGCGCATGAGATGATGGATACGCACCTGATTACGGGCGAAGCGGAAGTAAAAGAAAATCAATTACGCCACCAAATACTAAACGGCCAGGAAATTATAGAGGGCGGCGAGAGCGGCAAACTATTACCAGGCAAGTATATCCCTATCGTTCGTGTGCCAGGTGAAGACTTCTATGTGGAAGATGAGCGCTATGTAATGGGCCTGGTGCGCCGTTCAATGGACGCACAGCGACTATACAACTACGCGGCTAGCGTAAATGCTGAAGTCTCAGCATTAGCACCCAAAGCGCCGTGGGTAGCAGGACGCAAGGCGATGGATGGCTACGAAGACTACTATGCGATGGCTAACACTAAATCGATGCCGTTCTTGCCATACAACGACTTTGATGAGCGCGGCAATCCTTTGCAGCCACCTATGCGCCAACCACCGCCAGCGCCAAACGCTCAGTTACATGCTTTGATGGAAAGCGCTAACGGTGACTTGCAGGCCGTTACTGGCCAGTTTGGCGCTTCAATGGGCGAAACCACGAACGAGCGCAGTGGCCTAGCTATACATAACCGCCAGAAAGCTTCAGATGTCGCCACGTTCCACTTCACGGATAACATGGCATACGCAGTTCAGCATGGTGGGCGTATTATCGTTGACCTAATACCAAAAATCTACGACACGCGCCGAGTGGCTAGAATCTTGGGTGAAAATGATGAACCCAGCACGGTAATACTAGACCCAGAGAACGCGGGCGAACACGAAGATTCTTCTGGAAAGATTGAACGTATCTATGATGTTGGCGCTGGCAAGTATGACGTAGCTGTAACCACTGGCCCAAGCTTCGCAACGCGACGAACTGAAGCGTTTGAATCAATGGCCCGTATCGTCGAAACGAATCCGCAATTGTGGAATGTTATCGGAGATCAGCTAGTTAAGAACATGGATTGGCCTGGTAGTGATGACATGGCCCAACGTATCAAGAATATGATACCAGCCGAGATACTTGGCGAAGAAGACGAAGAACAAATCATTGGCCAGCTACAGCAGCAAATGCAGGAAATGCAGATGGCGCTGGAGCAAACCACGCAGCAGCTGGATATGGCAGTTGGCGAGAAAAATCGACTAGAAGACAAGCTGGCGGGTAAGGAAGCAGACAAGGAAATGAACGCGCAACGCTTGCGTGCTGATTACATCAACAAAATGCAAGATCGCGAAGTGGACAAGTTCCGCGCTGAGACTGATCGCCTTAAGGCCCGCATAGGTGAATCTGAATTTGAATCTGGCGTGGCCGCTGAAGCAGACAAACTCGCACTTCAGGAGATGAATGCTATTAGTGCGCACGAGCGCGGCGTGGCTGACCAAGTGCTGACAGCAGAACAGATTAAAACCCAGCGCTATATCACTGAGCTACAGGAACAAAACAAGCTGTTATCACAACGATTGCAGCAAACGCAAAATTCTATCGAAGTAGTTAAGAACCCCAAAAAATAACTGCCTCTCGCAAAGTTTAGCCGAGCTTTATCGGCGCACACTCGCGCAATTCCGCGCGCCTTAATATGGGGATATAAAAGATGGATGCATTAGAACAATCTAATGAGCTAGCCGCGACCGAAGAAAATCCAGAGGTTGAAAACAGTGAGGGTTCCACTACGGCAGTGGAAACCGGCGACGATACCGCCGTAGAAAGCGAAGCGCCTGATTCAGATGAAGAACAAGAAAGTACTGAATCTGAGGAAGAAAAACCCAAGAAACCAGGCAAATCAGGATTTCAAAAACGCATCGATGAACTGACCCGCAAGGTGCATGAGCGTGATCGTTTCATTACTGAAATGCAGGAACGAGTTCTAGCCGAGCAGCAAGAACTATCCCAGCAGCCGCAGAATGAAGCGGAAACACTCGCACCAGAAGATTTTGACGACTATGAAAGTTACATCAAGGCTGTAGCAGTTCAGGAAGTAGAGCAACGTATGCGCGCCGAACGGCAGCAAGGCGTAGCAAAACAGACCGAACGATTGCAGCAGCAGGCGGCGCAACATACTGAATCTATCCGCCAATCTGCACTTGATGCAGGTAAGGAAATTTACCCAGACTTTGTAGAAGTTACGACTTCGCAGGATCTGCCAATAACGCCAGCAATGGGTGAAGCAGTACTTAACGCAAAGAACGCGCCGCAAGTCTGGTATCACCTAGGGAAGAACCCCGATATTGCCGCTGGTATTGCGCAAATGCCACCGACCCAGCAAGTAATGGCTGTAGCACAGCTATCTATGCAAGTGGGCAACGGTGAGCCAGTTCAAAAACCTTCAAATGCGCCAACACCTTCCAAGGCGATAAAGTCTCGCGCACCAGCAAGCAAGAAGGCTGGCGATAAAGATGATATCAAATCATGGATGACAAAGCGCAATAAAGAAATCTATGGATAAATTAACTTAATTGGAGAACCTAAAAAATGGCTAACTCACTTCTAACGCCTACCGCTGTAACGCGGGAAGTGTTACGAGTAGCGCACGAAAAACTCGCATTCATCGGCACGGTCGAACGTCAATATGACAGTTCCTTCGCGCAGACTGGCGCAAAAATCGGCGACTCGTTAAAAATTCGCTTACCTAATAAGTACACTGTACGAACGGGTAAAACACTACAAGCACAAGATACTGAAGAAGAAAGCGTAACCCTTACTGTGGCAACACAGAAAGGTGTTGATATGAATTTCAGTTCTAAAGATCTTACGCTTGACCTTGATGACTTCTCGAAGCGCATCATTGAACCGGCTGTGGCTGTTCTTGTCTCTAACATTGAAGGCGCTATGCTGGATGATGTTACCGCAGACGTTTATAACCATGTTGGAACACCTGGCACGCTGCCGACCTTCGCGCAGATTGCTAAGGCTAAAGCCAAGCTAAACCAATATCTTGCACCTAAAGATAATGACCGTCATATCCAAATGGAATCTGTTGATATGGCTGGCCAGGTTGATGCACTTAAGGGCTTGTTCCAAGACTCTACCGAGATTGCTAAACAATACCGCGAGGGTTACGTGGGCCGTGGCGCTGGTTTGATGTGGCATGAGAATGAGCGCATTTACACGCATACTAACGGCTCCGATGTTACTGGTATCACGGTTAACGCCTCTGTATCAAGTGGCGATAGTTCTCTAACCATTACGGGTGCTTCAGCTGCCCCAGCGGTTGGTTCTATCTTCACGATTGCGGGTGTTAAAGCTGTGCATCCTGAGACGAAGGTGGCTTACGCGCACGAGCAGCAGTTTGTTGTTACTGATGCGACTACGCCAAGCACGACCGTTATCAGCATTTCACCCACAATCATCTCGACTGGATCCAAGCAGAATGTTGACCACCTGCCTAGTTCGGCTGATGCGATTACTTGGGTTGGTACTGCGTCTACTGCTTATCCTAACCATTTGGTTTATCACGGTGAAGCTTTCGCTTTCGCGACTGCCGACCTTGAAATACCAGAAGGTGTTCTCTTCGCCGCGCGTGAGGTGTATGACGGTTTAAGTATTCGATGCGTGCGTCAGTATGATATCAATAACGATAACATTCCCTGCCGTCTTGACTTGTTGCATGGTTGGAAGACCTTGCGACCGGAATGGGCAACACGTGTTATGGGTTCTGGCGCTTAATTAACTAAGGAGTAAAAATCATGGCAGTTCATTACCTTGGTGATAATGGCCCAGACGGTATGTGTTTAGGTACGGCCAGCACGGAAAAAGTTGCGTTTTTTGGCGCGACTCCCGTGGTGCGTCCTAGCATTACCGCAGTGGGAACCACCACAGCAACAACCGCACTAAATGAAACGAAGATCGACCGCCTATATTCGGCGCTTCGAACTATCGGATTGATTGACACCGGCGGTTAAACCAAACAGGTTCGGGCGCCTTCGGGCGCCCTATCCTTATTAGTTTCGGGGGGAACTATGTCACGAATTTATCACGATGTTGGCGCGCCTGTAGGCTACCGAGCAAATGAGCACAAGCCGATGATCGCCACTACTGTATATGAGGATCCGGATGCTGGTTACACTTTCGCCATTGCAAAAACATTGCGAGCACTTGATCGGCAAAACATTCCACACGACTACCTTCTTTTATCCGGCAATTGTCATGTAGACGATGCGCGCAATAAGGTAGTTCAGGAATTTCTTATTAGCAATTGTACCGATCTAATATTCATCGATGCGGATGTAAATTGGCAGCCGCAGCACATTATAGAATTACTGAATTATGAAAACGTCGAAATTGTTGGCGGCGTTTATCCCTATCGACGGGAATCTGAAAATGAAAGCATGCCGTTCCGACCAAAAGATGATGGCCTGGTGCGAACGGATGGCCTGGTAGAGGTAGACGGACTACCTACCGGATTCATGAGAATATCGCGCCATGTACTCCACTTGATGGCGCGTAATGCGGAACAATTTTGGCATCGAGAAGATCGACGAATGAAAGTGCCTATAGTGTTCGAACGCACTTATAAGGATGGCGTTAGATGGGGCGGCGATCTTAACTTTTGCAACAAGTGGCGCGAAGATTACGATGGCAAGATATACGCGGCGCCTAATATGACGCTATCTCATGCCGGTAAGTATATCGCTAAGGATAGCCTGGCAGCATTCGCTCGGCGCCAAAAGCAAACCACGTTAAAACATATCTGCGAAAAGATTAGGAACGGCGATCCGGCAACATTTGAGGATCTAGCCGAGGCGCGTAAATATACAGGCAATCCTGGCTATGTGGCTAAAGAAGATAGCCTAATGAGCGCCATCACATTAGCGCGCAAGGCGGATGGGCCAATAATCGAAACAGGTAGCGGATTAAGTACGATATTGATGGCGGCAGCCGCGCCCGATCAGATTGTTTATTGTTTGGAACATCATGGCCTATGGGCGGCGAATTTACGCCAGCTATCCGCAGAATCAGGCATCACAAATATCGCGCTAGTCGAATGCGAGATTAACGCAAAAACCGGATTTTACAAACTGACCGATGATGACTTAGACGAACTACCGATAGACTTCGCGTTAGCTTTCCACGATGGCCCACCACGCGCACATAAAGGCCGCATGGCATTCTTTGATATCTTCGCAGAAACATGCGGCACAATCATTGTAGACGATTGCGATGATCCGAATTACCGTGAAGCGATTGAACGGTGGTGCGTACGTACTGACCGAAAAAGCACGTTTATCGAACCACGAACACTAATTATTGAATAGGCACTAAAATGGCGACAGCACGAGATCTGATTAAGCGCTCACTACGCTTAATGCACGTACTAGAAACCGGCGAGGATCCATCTACCGAGGAAGCGGCGGATGGACTGACTGCGCTTAATGACATGCTTGACGAATGGAACATTGACAGAGGGTTAGTGTTCGCCATCGAAGAAGATTCGCAAACATGGACAGGCGGCGCGCAGTCTATGACCATCGGTAGCGGCGGCGATATGAATACCACGCGCCCGATACGTATAGAGAATTCGACTTTCTATACAGATGCGAATGGTAATGACTACAATTTGCGTCTCTTAGAGACACGTATCGGGTACACCAGCATCGTAGACAAGGAAACGACTACCGACCTACCAGAGTACCTATATTACGAACCAGATTACCCGCTGGGAGAGCTTTATATCTGGCCAGTACCATCTGCCAACATGACAATTAAACTGCACCGATGGGAGCAGTTTAGCTTATTTGCTTCACTTGATGCTACTGTGACGCTGGCGCCTGGATACAAGAACCTCGTAACCTATGGATTATGTGAGTACCTAGCGCCTGAATTTGGCGTGGCTGTACCGCCAGAAGTAATGAGTAGGTATGAGGCTGCTTCTCAGCGGATACGTAAGAACAATATCAGAATACCAATTATGCAGGCGGAAACCGCCGCGATCCGCGAAGGTAGAAGCTTTAATATATTCGTAGGCGATTAATGAAAAACTTCCTAGATAATTGGCGCCGCCAACGAGACGCTAACAGACTAGCAGGTGGCATGGAAGGCGCGCAAGAATACATGCGCCGCAAGGCGATGGTGGATAATGCGCCAGTGGGCGCAGTGGGCGCGCCAAGCGGAATCGCAGAACATCAGAACGCACTAGGCGGCGACGCACTAACAAACCTCGGCGCACTAGGCTCGTTCGCGCCAGTAATTGGCGATGCTGTTGGGCTGGCGACTGATGCGCGCTATTTATACATGAATCCTGAAGAACGCACGCCATTGAACTACGGCCTAACGGCTATGGGCGCTCTACCTTTTGTTCCAGCAATGTCGGCAATGACAGCATTCCACGGCTCGCCGCACAAATTTGACGTTTTCGATATGAAGAAGGTAGGAACGGGCGAAGGCGCACAAGCTTACGGGCATGGGCTATATTTTGCTGAAAATCCAAAAGTCGCAGAAAACTATGCTGATCAAGTTCCGCTCTCTGAAGTCAAACGGAATTTTTTAGACACGTTACCGGAAGATGCAGAATTTGAGGAACTACTTGATCTGATCGGCACCAAGACTTTTTCCGAGCAACAAGAGCAAGTAATCCAGGCGCTAGCCGCCGATGACTGGTTAGGATTTGATTACCCCTCGCAGGCCATTAGTGCGGCGTATAGTAAAAATCTAAAAAACTGGGATCCTTCGCCCGCACTGATTGAAGCGGTAAGCGGTAGCAAAAATCTTTACGAAGTTGACATTCCTGATGCAGCAATCGATAAGATGCTTGATTGGAATAAGCCGTTAAGAGAGCAGCCGGAGAGTGTTCAGAAAGCGATGGGGGATCTATGGCCTGATCCCGCAATGACTGGAGGAGAGGCATACACTAGACTGGCTCGTATGCCTGGATTTGTCGGTGATGCAAGAAGGACGCAAGGCATAGACGGGGCGTATTCGTCGCAAAACATTGTAAGTCAGAGATTAAATGATGAGCTAGGCATACCAGGAATAAAATACTTCGATAGTGGATCGCGCGCCGCCAGCGAAGGAACACGTAACTTTGTCGTTTTTGATGACAAATTACCGACCGTGTTGAAACGTAATGATGAGCCTATTAATGCGCTAGGTATGGGCAACGACCTACCAGAAGAACGCTTACTGACTACGCATAACTTGAGCGACGCCAATCTATTAAACGCGAATCAGATAGGTGGCTTACCTATGCCGTCTATCGCGGTAGTAGATGCCGAGAAGCCATTAACAGGATTCGGCGAGATTACCCTGGTAGGTGATTCTACATTAGCCACGCCTGGACGCATGAATCCAGTGTACTCATCTGACGCATACACGGCTCGCCATCCTGGAGTAATTAACGAGCTTTCTAAGGCAGGCGAAAAGCAAATAGAAGACCGTCTAGCTGACTCCATGAAGGCGACCGGAATGCGGTACTCATACGGCGCCAACCAGTTTAGCGACTCCGGTGCGCGCGCATTTCGTGACGACCCAGCAGCGCTACATGCCTTTATTACTAAAAAAGGCATTACGCCAATTGGTAGCGATGGGCCATATGAATCCTATGACATGAGCAAGCAGATCCGTGAAGCGGGACTAGATGAAGAATTCGATCAGTGGGTTAATGACTTAATTCCAGAAGATGAGATAACTCGCAAATTGTTCGCAGGCTACACACCATCAGGTAATCGACGATACAAGCCATACACTGCTGAGAACGCTGTGAAGCTAATGAAGGCAGACGAAGGCGAAAGTGTAAGCATGTATGGCGCTGGCGCAATGCGCGGCAAACTATCGCCCAAGTTTAAGAATCTGAAGGAAGTGAAGAAGGCGCGCGGCAGACTAGTATCGGCGGATGAGATGCAAGCCATCAAGGACGCTAACGAAGCGAAGCTTGACACCTTGCTGGATGACCTAAACGAATTCCGCAAATATAAATCAAGCGAACATTGGGATCGACCTGCGCAGATGGAGGAACTAACTGATGTATTAGCAGGCAAAGATTCATGGAGCGAACTATATCCAAACTTGCCGGATGAATTAAAACAACGCGCATACGAATATAAGGAATCCATCTCAGATATGCCTACTGAATACTTTGAAGCGAAACCGCGTCGCGTGGTAGATGTGGGTGAATTCCAAGGCGCTATAGTTCCGCAAAACGCTAGCCAGGATGTTATAAACGCGCTATCAGGCGCTGGAATCTCTCGCATAGAACAGTACGCGGATGAAGCAGATCGCATTGCCAAGTTTAAGCAATTCCAAGATCTAATGTACCAAGTGGCGCCATTCGGCGTTGGCTTAGGCGTCGCCAGCCAGCTGTATCGACCGAGTTCACAAGATGAGATATAACCTATTCGGTGTTGGCCAGAAAGGCAAAAGCGTAGACGTTTCTACCCAAGAACGTACCAACCTATTCATGGATGTGCAGCCGCAGGAAG